TTAAGAACGGTATGATGGGCGAAGGTGTATTAGGGTTTGAAGAAATTAACATGAGCCAATCTATCAGTCAGCATACAACTGGTACAACTCCAACTTTACCAATCGTTGCTACTACTGTAACTGCTGAAGGTTCTACATCATTAGCAATTAGCTTTAGCTCAGGTTCACCAACTTTTAGAATTGGTGATGTGTTTACTGTTGCTAACGTGTTTGCTGTTAACCCACAGACTCGTCAGTCAACAGGTTCACTACAGCAATTTGTTGTAACTGCTGATCTGAACATTTCTTCAACCACAACTGGTACCTTGACAGTATCGCCAGCGATGTACACCTCTGCTAACGCATTGGCTACTATCAATGCGTTCCCTGCTTCTGGTGCTGCTTTAACTTTCCTAGGTGGATCTGCAACAGCTTACCCACAAAACTTGATCTATCACAAAGATGCGATCACTTTTGCAACTGCTGACTTGCTATTACCACAAGGTGTAGATATGGCTTCACGTCAAGTTCACAACGGTATCTCGATGCGTATAGTACGTCAGTACGACATCAACAATGACCGTTTACCTTGCCGTATTGACGTTCTATACGGTTTCAGCGCAATCCGACCACAAATGGCTTGCCGTCTGTGGGGTTAAACCTAAATGCTCCCGTGTAAACGGGGGCTTTTTTAATATTTAAGGAGAATTATTATGGCATTACCTAATGGTGCAGGCGGTTATCAGCTAGGCGACGGTAACTTAACTGAAATTAACATGAGTACGCAAGTAACCCCAACAGCTAAAACAGCGGCAGCAACTTTAACAGCCGCTGAGTTAGCTACAGGAATTATTACTTTTGATGGAACTGCGGGGGCTTTTACAGTACCTACAGGCGCTTTGTTAGACGCTGCTTTTCCTAGTATGAAAGTTAATAGCTCTTTTGAGTTTAACATTATTAACTTAGATGGATCCGATGCTGCAACTGTAACGGCTAGCACAGGTTCTACGCTAGTTGGTGTAGCTGCTGTTGCGGCTAATACAGCTTGTACTTGGCGTGTTCGTAAGACTGCTGATGCAACGTATGTATTCTATCGCGTAGCTGGTTAATATTAATCCCCCGCTTCGGCGGGGATTTTAAAAGGAAAAATTATGTCGTCTAATACCAAACCAATTGGCGTTGCTTTTGAAGATCAAGACATCATCGGATCTAATTTTGTACTGTCTGGTGGCGAGTTGGGCTACACCGCAGAAGCAAGCGGTACAGTAACTCAATTGACAGACAAGTCTACAGGGGTAACCTTGAACAAGTCTGCTGGTCAGATTACACTAAACGGCGCTGCTTTAGCTAACATCACAAACGTCTCGTTTACTTTGACTAACAGCACAATCAGCGCAAAAGACGTTATAGTTTTAAGCGTTGCGTCTGGTGCTACCGCTGGTGCATACAACTGCTGGATTTCTAGCAAAACTACTGGAAGTTGCACAATTACAATACGTAACCTTTCGGGCGGTTCGCTGTCTGAGGCTTTTGTGCTTAACTTTGCAGTTATCCACGTTTTATAATGCTAAATGGGGAACTTCGGTTCCCCAACTAACTATGACTATATATCTAAGACATCCTGATCACGGTAGTAAAGTTGCTACGATGGAACAAGAAGCAGAATTTGATGAACAAAATGGCTGGGTGCGTTATACTGACGATACGCCATCCGAAGAAGAAATGATTGCGGCTCCTGTCAATACATTGGAAGTAAAAAGACGTCGTAAAACTATCGAGTAAAGGGTGAGTTATGGCAATTTATACCGCCAACGATCAAATTAATGGAGCGCTACGTCTATTAGGAGTATTGGCGGAAGGTGAAACGCCGTCTGCTGCCACATCGCAAGATGCTTTAGCTGCTTTAAATCAAATGATTGATTCATGGAATACTGAGCGTCTATCGGTATTTTCTACGCAAGACCAAGTATTCAATTGGCCACCTAATGTACTCAGTAGAACGCTAGGGCCTACAGGTGACTTCGTAGGTAATCGACCTGTTCTATTAGACGATTCGACTTACTTCATTGATCCTGCCAACGGTATTTCGTTTGGTATTAAGATGATTAATCAACAACAATATAATGGTATTGCCGTTAAGACAGTCACTAGCACATACCCGCAAGTCATATTTACTAATATGACGTACCCTAATATTGAGATGTATATTTATCCTAAACCAACTAAAGTGTTGCAATGGCATTTTATTTCGGTTCAGGAGTTAACACAACCTGCTACGCTTGCGACTAATATATTGCTCCCGCCAGGTTATTTAAGAGCTTTTAGATATAACTTAGCTTGTGAATTTGCTGCCGAGTTTGGCGTAGAGCCAAGCCCACAAGTATCACGGATTGCAATGACGTCTAAACGCAACATAAAACGTATTAACAACCCAGACGATATTATGTCTTTGCCGTACAGTATTGTTGGCACACGCCAGCGTTACAATATATTTGCAGGAAATTATTAAGGATAAATCATGGCTACGATTGCTATTTCAGCGTTACCTGTTGCAACTTCTCAAGCTGGGGCTGATGTATTGCCAATTGTGCAAGCCTCTACTACCACGACTAAACAACTGTCTATAACTAATTTGTTTACTAGCCCCGCGTTTACCACGCCAAATTTAGGCGTGGCTTCGGGTACAAGCGTAACTGCAACTGGTACGGTTGTTTCAACTGGCACCGCAGGCGTAGGCTACGCAACTGGCGCTGGCGGTACTGTTGTTCAAGGAACTAGCCGAACTACAGGCGTAACACTTAACAAAACAACGGGTTCAATTACATTAGTTAGCGCCGCAGGGTCTGCTACCGCAGCAACTTTTACCGTAACAAATAGCACCGTTGCAGCATCTGATGTAATTATTCTTAACCAAAAATCAGGTACAGATTTATATGATTTAATGGTTACTGCGGTTACGGCGGGTAGTTTTAATATTAGCTTTAGAACTACAGGCGGTACTACTACAGAAACGCCAGTATTTAGCTTTGCAGTAATCAAAGGTGTAACTGCATAAACAATGAAAACCCCGATTTTAGGTCAATCGTATGTTGCACGGAGCGTTAATGCAGCGGATGCCCGTATGGTTAATCTTTTTCCTGAAGTTGTAACGGAAGGGGAAGAAACAGGGTTTTTACAACGCGCGCCTGGATTAAAGTTTTTACAAACTATAGGTACTGGCCCTATTCGCGCATTATGGGCGCATCAAACAAACGGTTCAGACTTCTATGTAGTATCTGGGCAAGAATTTTATAAACTAACAGGCACTACCGCTACACCAACACTTTTAGGCACCGTATCAGGTACAGGCCCCGTATCTATTGCAGATAATGGCATACAGATATTTTTAGCGTGTAATCCAAAAGGTTACATCTATAACGAAGTAACTAATGTCTTTGCACAGATTACAGACCCTGATTTCCCTGGCGCTGTAACCGTGTCCTACTTAGATGGTTATTTTGTCTTTAACCAACCGAATAGTCAAAAGATATGGGTTTCCCAGCTATTAGACGGCACATCGGTTGATCCGTTAGACTTTGCTAGTGCTGAAGGTTCACCAGACGGCGTAGTTGCTCTTATATCCGATCACCGTGAGTTATGGGTGTTTGGTACAGACTCGGTTGAAGTTTGGTATGACTCAGGTGCAGCCGACTTTCCTTTGACGCGTATTCAAGGTGCTTTTAATGAAATTGGTTGCGTTGCAGCATTTTCAGTTGCTAAGTTAGATAACGGTTTATTTTGGTTAGGTACAGACGCCCGTGGTCAAGGTATCGTCTATCGTGCTAACGGTTACACAGGTGTTCGGGTTTCTACTCATGCAATTGAATGGCAAATCCAACAGTACGGCAATATATCCGATGCGGTAGCTTACACATACCAACAAGACGGCCATGCGTTTTATGTGCTTAGTTTCCCAACAGGCAACGCTACATGGGTTTATGACGTAGCCACGCAAGCATGGCATGAACGTGCAGGTTTTATTGATGGCAATTTTACAAGACACCGAAGCAATAACCAATGTAATTTTGGCGGCGCAATTATTGTTGGTGACTTTGAAAACGGTAATATCTATCAATTTGACTTAGATGTTTACGCAGATAACGACCAACCTCAAAAGTGGTTACGTTCATGGCGCGCGTTAATGCCTGGGCAAAATAACTTTAAACGTACTGCCCAACATACGTTGCAACTTAACGCCGAGACAGGCGTTGGGTTAAATTTATATCCAGGCTACGATTCTGAAGATTTAGCAACAGAAGACGGCAAAGAAATTATTGCTGAATACGTACAAACTATTTTAGCTACGCAAGCGGGATTAGAATTAACTACAGAATCAAATGATGGGTTTGAACTTATAGGTACAAACACAAGCCTTGATGACATTAACGGTTATATATTAGAGACTAATAGTTACCCAGCAGCGCCTGGCTATAATCCTCAAGCCATGTTGCGTTGGTCAGATGATGGTGGCCATACATGGTCAAATGAACATTGGTCGTCAATGGGTAAGATTGGTCAATATGGCTTTCGTACATTTTGGCGTCGGCTTGGTATGACACAGAAGTTGCGTGATCGAGTCTATGAAGTGTCAGGCACCGATCCAGTAAAGATTGCTATTACCAACGCTGAAATATTGTTGTCGCCAACTAATGCCTGATCCAATTAACATTACGCAGATTCCTGCGCCTAGAGTTGAGTTAATAGATCCACGTACAGGTTTAATGTCACGGGAGTGGTTTAGGTTCTTTAACAACATTTATACGATTGTAGGCGCTAATTTAGGTATTGTTCAAATACCCAATGGCGGTACAGGTCTAAGTGATTACCCTTTAAATGGTCAATTATTAATTGGCAATACCGCAGGCAAAAAATACGACTTAAATACTTTGACGGCTGGTACAGGCATTGGTGTTACTAACGGCGCAGGAACTATCGGTATTGCCAACACAGGTGTATTGTCTAACGTGGCAGGAGCGGGTATTTCTGTATCAAGCGCAACAGGTAATGTCACCGTGGCTAATACAGGTGTATTGTCGTTTAGCGGGGGTTCTACAGGCTTAACGCCTAATACGGCTACTACAGGCGCCGTAACGCTTGCTGGCACCTTAGACGTTGATAATGGCGGTACAGGACAAACAACGTACACCAACGGTCAACTATTGATTGGTAACACAACAGGCAATACCCTGACCAAAGCCACGTTGACGGCTGGTACAGGAATAACTATTACTAATGGTACAGGTTCGATTAGCGTAGCTACTAATGGCACCGTAACAACAAATGCACCAGTTACCAAAACGGCTGATTTTAGTGTAGCATCTACAGATACATGGTTAATAAACAATAAGACAGGCTCTACTTGCACGGTTACGCTACCGTCGCCATCGGCTAACACAGGGCGGGTTTTATATTTTATTAACTATCAGAATCAATTATTAGTGTCAGCATCTAGTAATGTTGTATCAAGGGCGGGTGGAGCTGCGGGTACAGCCATACTAGATAACGTAGCAGGTAATTGGGCAACCATTGTGTCAGATGGCACAAGCTGGGTAACAACGCAAGCAGCATCAAACAACAACTTATTGCTAGAATAATATGCAAATTGAGATGAACGTCACTTACGGACAAGGGTTTTTACCTACGTTACCTATGTTTGCAAATATGGGTTTAACTAAGATTGATGTAACGCCAGATAAGATTGTCAAGTTGCAAGATGAATTGCTTAAAATGGAACAAGCAGACATTGTAACTGAGCATACTTTTATGCCAAATGTTTACGAAAGAAAGATTACTGTACCGCCTTGGTGTGTTTTAACAGGGGCAGCGCATAAAACAGATTACAAAGTTCGGCTAGAAAAGGGTACAATTGCTGTTAATATTGGCACAGAAGTAAAAATATTGACTGCGCCATGTGAATTTGATGCTAAAGCAGGCGCGCAACGCGTAGGGCGCGTGTTTGAAGATGAGGTAGTTTGGGTAGATATTTACGCAAACTCTGATGATTGTAAAGATATAGCAGTCCTAGAAGATCGACTTTATGTTGTGCCTGTATACGGTTTGGGCGATAGTCGAACTGCCGAACAACAAGCGCAAATTGATTATTTGTTATTTTTAAAGCAAATAGGCATGACGCGTGAACAAGTACACGCAATTGCTGAAAATGAGTCCGATTTAATAGATATGCCAGAAGGTCATTTTGTTGAGCTACGTGACTCGCAAATTCACGGAAAAGGATTATTTGCAACAAAATCCTTTGAAATTGGGGAAATTATCTGCCCAGGACGTTTAAATGGAAAAAGAACGCCTGGTGGTAGGTTTATAAATCATTCGTTTAATGCTAATATTGAACCCGTAAAGAATGGCGATGATATTTACGCAGTAGCAACTAAAGATATTAAAATTGACGATGAACTGTTAGTAGATTATAGAACGTCTATGAAGATAAATTTTGGTATAGTATTACAAGGAGAATTAACATGAGCGGATGGGTAGCAGGATCAGTAGCAGCTAGCACTTTAGTAGGGGCTTATACATCTAGTAAAGCATCTAGCGCGCAAGCAAAATCAGCAGGCGAAGCTACGCAAGCACAGCGAGATATTGCTGATCAACAAACCGAACTTCAGCGGGAACAATATTTAAAACAACTTGAATTAAACGAACCGTTTAGACAAGCTGGCCTTACTGGTCAAAATATGTTGTTATCGCAACTGCAAGGTGGCCCATACGCGTCAGCTAAGTTTGGTGGTGTTGCGGGTTACGATCCAGCATCTGCCATGAGAAACTTTGGCGCAAGTGATTTCCAAGCAGATCCAGGCTATGCTTTTCGTTTATCCGAAGGCATGAAAGCCCTTGACCGTACAGCCGCCGCTAGAGGTGGTTTATTATCAGGCGCTACTCTTAAAGGAGCGCAACAATACGGGCAAGGTTTAGCATCGCAAGAATACCAAAATGCTTTTAATCGTTACCAAGCCAATCGCGCGCAACAAGCGCAAGAGTATGGTAATGCTTTTAATCGTTTTCAAACTGAAAGAACTAATACGCTTGCACCGTTGCAAAGTCTTGCAGGTGTTGGGCAGTCCGCATCTCAACAAGCCCAACAAGCGTCACAAAACTACGCTACAGGAGGAACTAATACATTAGGTGCCTTTGGTGCGGCTCAAGCGGGTAACATTATTGGGGCAGGCAATGCAAGGGCGTCTGGGTATGTTGGTGGCGCTAATGCGTTAAGTAGCGGCTTAGGGCAAGGATTAAACTTTTACCAAAATCAAAATTATTTAGATAGGCGTTTTCCTACAACTGGCGGTGGTGGGGGTGGCTATGTTATGCCAGAACCTTATTCAATTGGCGGCGCGGATGCCTATTCAATGTAATTTTTAAGGACTAATTATGGCAACTATTGATCCAAGTATTGCATTAAGCGTTAAACCTATTCAAATTCAAGACCCGTTAAATCGCATGGCGGCGATGATGCAGATTGAAGGCGGCCAACAAAGTCAACAGCTTAACGCATTAAAAATGCGTCAAGCGCAACAAGACTTTGATACGCAAAATGCGTTAGCTGAAGCATATAAAGGCGCCTTTAACCCAAACACAGGTTCTTTAGACTACAACCTTTTGACCAAACAACTAGCCGAACGCGGCGCTGGATCAGCCATTCCTGGTGTTATTAAAGCACAAAGAGACGTTGAATTAACAGCGCAACAGTTAAAAACACAACAAGCTACTGAACAAAAAACATTAACTGAAACAAAAGCTCAAAAATTAAAATTAATTCGTGAAAAAACATCCGATTTAAAATTTAATCCATCTGACGACAATATTAGAGCGCACGCTCAAGACGGCGTGTTAGAAGGCGCTTGGACACCTCAGCAAGCGGATGCTTTTGTGCAAGATTTAATTTCAATTCCTTTAGCGCAACGCGCGTCAATTATTGCTCAACGGGGGTTAGACGCTGAAAAACGTGTTACAACTGAAGAAACCGCACGTGCTAACGCCGAAAGAGAAAGAAATGCAAGACGTCAGACTGATATATCAGGCGGTCAATTAAACTTAGCAGAACGACGATTAGCTGCGGACTTAGATCCTAACGTACAAGCAAAACTTGCCGCATCTAAAGCAGCGGGTACAACAGCAGGTAAAGCACAAGCGGCTGCTGCTATAGCGTTACCAAATGCTATTGCAACAAGTGAAAGTCTACTTAGCAAAATTGATGCTATGGTTGGAACACCTGCAGTTAAAGATAAAAGTGGTAAAGTTATTAACGCAGGCACAGCGCCTCACCCAGGCTTTACAGGTGCGGTAGGTATGGGTAGACTTCAAACTTTAGGTATACCAGGTGTTGAACAACTTATACCTGGCACTCCTGCGGCTGACTTTAAAGCGCGTTTTGATGAAATTATGGGTGGCGCGTTCTTAGAAGCGTTTGAGACTCTTAAAGGCGGCGGCGCTATTACTGAAACAGAGGGTAAAAAAGCAACGGCGGCTAAAACAAGGATGAGTTTAGCGCAAAGCGAAAAAGAATTTCTTGCAGCTGCTAACGAATACAAAGCTATTGTTAAAACAGGTATTGAAAGGGCTAGGAAAAAAGCAGGTGAAGCGCCATCAGGCGGCGTTAATATTGACGCTTTAGTAAATAAATACGCTCAATAATATGGCTACTCTTGAACAGTTAAGTTCTGCGCTTGTTAAAGCTGATGCGGCAGGCAATGTTGACGACGCAAAAGCATTAGCAATGGAAATTAAGCGTATGCGTGGCGAAACACAAGCGCCAACAATAGTAAACGCTCCCGATGCGCGTCAAAATGTTGCTGCTGAACCTGCGGATGCTCGCAGAGAAATGGTACAGCGCGAGTTAACTACTGCTATTGCACCGTTTGCAGGCGCATACACGGGCGTAGGTAATATTGTGCTTGGTGGTCAAAAATTGCTTGGTAAAGGTTTAACAGCGTTAGGCGCTACAGACACAGGGCAATTCTTAACTGAAGATGCCATACGTCGCCAAGAATTGCAAAAACAGTTTATTCAACCATATAAAGACGTAGCACCTGGTTATGCAGGCGCGGGTGAGTTTGCAGGTGAAGTTGTAGCTACGTTGCCTGCTGGCGGTTTAATTGCTAAACCTGTGCAAATGTTAGGTAAAGTTGCGCCGCAAGTAGCAAGTATAACCACACCGTTAGCAAAATCACTTAGCTCAGGTGGATTTCAAACAGGGTTAACCCCCACAACTTTAACTGGTAGAACTGGTAATGCGCTAGCAAGATTGGTTGGCGGCGCTACTGTTGGTGGAATATCATCAGCTTTAGTTAATCCTGAAGAAACTGAAACAGGCGCTAGTATTGGCGCCGTTGCACCTTTTGTTGTACCGCCTGCAGTTAAATTTTTAGCCATAGGCGCAGGTAAATTTATTGATGCAGCCACAGGTAAACTAGCTAATGTTGAGGCAGGTAAGATTGCCCGTCAAGCAGCTGGTGATCAAATTAATCAGATCCGTGCAGCTAACGGTGCAGCACCAATAGACATTACTGCCGCACAAGCTGCTTACGGAATCGACAATGACGTCTACCAAGCATTTTTAGGGTTTGTGTCTGGTAAGGATAAATCTAGCTATTACCGTGTTCTTAAAGATAAACAAAAAGCAGAGCAATTAAATCAATTAGCGCGTCTAGCTGGTGGGCCATCTATAACTGAAAACCTAACATCTGTAAGCGAATTTAAAAATGCGTTAAACACTTTAATGACACCAATTCGTGAAACCGAGTTAGGCGCCGCTAATATTGCAGGTACGCTAGGCCCCAAATTACAAGGTGAAGTAACTATATTAGGACAGGCTGCAACAGATAAAGTTCAAGATGTTCGCCGTTTTGTTGCGGCGGGTGACCGCGCAAGTGATCTTGCAACGCAACAAGTAGTTGAAAGAGGTTTGCCAACTAGCACCGCACGCTATACCTATGTAGGTGAGTTAGCAGATAAAGCCGATGAAGTAGCATCAAAGGCGGCGGAAGGGTCATTAATCTTTGGTCAAGCGGCACAATTTAAACAAGCCGCTTTTGATAGTTTAGCCGCAAATGGATTAAAACCTTTAACAGCTAAATCTGTCATAAGTCGTATAAACGGTATTTTGCGTAATCCTGAATTTGCAGGTAATGATGTTATTGAAGGCGCGGTTAAGAGTTTTGGTGACGATGTTGTTAAATGGACAGACAATAATGGTGTAATAGATGCGTTTGCGTTAGACAGTTTACGCAAAAATTCTGTTAACGCTGCCATTGAAAAATTACGCCCAGGACTAGATCAAACGGCTAAAAAGAACTTAGCCGCAAAAGTAATGGCTGACCTTAAAACTCCAATAATTAACGCTATAGAAGAAGCTGGCGGTACAGGCTATGGACAATACTTGCGTGATTACGCAGCTAACGCTCAACTAATTGACCGACGTAAATTAGCAGGTAAAGCATTGTCCATGTTTGAATCGTCGCCTGACGAATTTATTAAATTAGTTAGGGGCAACAATCCTGACGCAGTAGAAAAAGTCTTTGGCCCAGGCAGTTTTAATATCTTTAAAGAAATGGGCGCTGATATTAAGCCTATGCAACAGATTGCTGATGAGTTAACGCGTGATATTAAGATAGCCGAACAAGCTAAAGCAGGCGCTAAAGCATTAGGGTTTGAAGATGAAAGCCTTGCTAAAAAGATACCAGGCTTTGTAGGTTATAAGACCGCTATAGTTAAACAGGTCATACGAACTTTAGAAAATAAAGTTAGCGATAAAACAATAGATATACTAGCAAATGCTGCCAAATCAGGCAAAAGTATGAACGAAATCTTAAATACTTTACCTGCCGATGACCGTATTCAAGTATTAAAAGCGCTTAAAAATGCGGCTAATCTTTCGGGTACACGCGCAGGCGTGGCGAGTCTTACTACCCCGCCAGTTAACGCATTAGCTCCTGAACAACAAAACCAAAACGCACTTGCAAGGTAATTATGGAAGCCGAGAACAATACACGAATTAGCGTGCATGAAGCAGTATGCGCGGAACGATATAAGCGCATCGAGGAGTTATTTACGATTGGTGAGAGACGTATGCAACGAATCGAGTATATGTTGTACGGAATTTTAGCGTTTACGTTTTTTGGCAAGGACACTTTTATGCAATTATTACAAACCGTCATTGTAAAATGATGCCTGAAGGATTCCTGATTGAAAAGCTAGCGCCTGCCCTTGGTGGTTTATTCGGTGGCTTGTCACTTGCTATGTTTTGGACTCCTGAGAAATTACAAGAAAAAGGTAAGGTTGCGTCAGTCTTTATTGCAGGTGGAATTTCTGCAATGGCAGGCTTTGCTTTTACAGGGATTGTTGCTGAAAAACTAGGCATTAATCCTGAGAAGTTGGATATGCAAATTGGACTAGCGTGGGTGCTTGGTCTGTGTAGTGTAGCTGTCATCAATTGGGTGTCTAATTACATGGTTAAACGTGAACACATGGACATCAAAGAAATTGCTGATGAGATTAAACATAAACCAAAAACAAGAAAATGACAATCATTCATTGGCTTATGTCTATTCTAGTAATTGAACTAATTGCAGTCTTTGTAGTAGCTTTCCTAGCGTTTTCGGGATTCTTTACAGATATGCGTATGTTATCTAAAATTGGCATATTTGTAATGACAACAGGGCTAATGGTACAAGTCATGCGTTCATTACACTACTTTGAGTATGGCGCTTACCCTGTAGACACTTTGTTCCCGCTATGGATAACCAAAGACATTGGCGCATCTATTATCATATTTGACTTGGCATTGTTACATTTTAGGAAGGATAGATAATGTTTGGGATAGATGACATTTTAAGCGTAGGAATGAAGCTGGTAGATAAGTTTGTGCCTGATCCGCAAGCCAAACAAGAAGCCCAGCTCAAATTATTAGAGATGCAAAAGAATGGCGAACTGGCGCAGTTGCAAGCCGACATGAACGAACAACAAGAGCTGACCAAGCGCGTGCAAGCCGACATGATGTCAGACTCTTGGATGTCTAAGAACATTCGTCCTATGACCCTTGTATTCATTCTAATTACATATACCACGTTTGGCATGATGTCCGCATGGGATATTGAGGTAAACAATAACTATGTTGAGTTGTTAGGTCAATGGGGTATGCTCATAATGAGCTTTTACTTTGGTGGTCGTACTCTTGAGAAAATCATGGACATGAAGGGTAAGAAATGATTAGTAATTGGGATAAGTCGTTTGATATGGTCATCGCCCATGAGGGCGGTTTTACAAATGATGAGCGTGATCCTGGCAATAAGTTACCAGACGGGCGCAAAGGCTCTACCATGTTGGGGTGTACTCAGGCTAATTGGGAAAAGTATGTAGGACATGAAGTAACGCAAGATGATATGAAAGCGCTAAAAAAAGAAGATGTTAAACCGTTATACAAAAAAGATTATTGGGATGCCGTTCGAGGTGATGATTTACCTGCTGGCGTGGATTACGCCGTGTTTGATTTTGCTATTAATGCTGGGCCAACCGCTGCTCGTAAGATGATACAAAAAGCCCTTGGCGTAACTGCTGACGGCTCTATTGGCCCTGCAACCATGAAAGCAATCCAAGAGGCAGACGGTAAAGACTTGCTAGACAAGTTCAGTAACAGCAAAGAAGCGTTCTACAAGTCGTTGCCAACCTTCCAGACATACGGCAAAGGATGGCTCAAGCGTGTAGCTGACGTGCAAACATCCGCGTCAACCATGTTAGCGTGACTGTTGCCTAGCCATCTCACGCGCTTGCATACATAATTCAGCGTATTTCTTAGCGGTATCAGGGTGCCATCCACCCATCAATACGTCACAATTAACCTTTGAGCGTTCTTCTCTACGCGTTAACTCGGTCATGCCGACCAAATAAGTGCAAACAATAATGCCAAATAACGCTACTAAAATAACTACGCCGTCTGTTTTCATATCACGTCTCCTAGTAATCCTACTGAATAACGGCTTAGTAAACGGAGCTGAAACTTCCGTAAAGCCATAGTTTCAATCTCGCTAACTCGACTACGGGAAAGCCCTAACTCATCTGCAACTTCTTGCTGGCTCATATAATTTTCATTGTTTTGTGGCTCAGGTACATAATCGTCGTAGTCGTCGTCCATTAGTAAGCACCTTTCTTTGGTGCGTTAACGGCGTGGCAACAATATCTCTCGCCCATTTGCTTAATCATCTTTTTAGAATCTTCAACTTGCTTCTGACGTAATAACTCGCATATTTCAGGGTTAAATCGCCCAGCGCGTATCATTTGCGTGATCATATTCTTATCGGTATTATTCATAGTTGATCCTTGTATTGACTTGTCGATAGGCTTGGATAGCCGTTCGCAAGTCTCGTTTTAATAATTCTATCTCATAAGTATCCTCTAAAATTCGAGAATACGCTTCTGTTGCAAATTCAACTAAATTGGCGTGTGACCAGGCGTAGAAATCAGGTTCGGTCATGGTGCAATAGCTTCCTTCATAATCTCAATACGCTCACGGCTAACCCGCAAAGTGTTATACCTCATGTGCAAACGCTCCATAATGGATGCGCGTTTAAGGCCACGGCGTTCCTCAATCAGCATAATTAATACTTCAGACTCATTGAGCTGATTCAGTACGGCTTGCAGCTTCCTCCAAGATAAAGGTTTCATAGGTGCCTCGCAAATTCTTTGTGATACTTATTTCGTGCTTCAATGGCAACAAGTTCAGCTAGTTCTAAATCTTCAAATACGCCTAAATGTAATCGTTTATTAGCTAAACCAATTCTAACTTCCCATTTTTTACTAGTTTTGTGCCAGTTAACATTCTTAACTTTAGACGCATTGCGCAGGCTTATTTTCGTATTGTATTGATTTTGAGACGCCGTAGCCGCGCGTAAATTTTCAATTTTGTTATTACAAATATCGCCGTCAATATGATCTACTTGTTTTGGTCGATAGCCATTAAAAAGTATAAAAATTAACACGTGTTCAAAATGATTCTTTTTATTAAATCCAATACGTCTATACCCTAAAGATGTTTTGTGACCTGCTTGACGACCAATAGGTACATTTCTAGCTGGACTTACCTTCCAATATAATTTTCCCTCGTGATAATCAAATATCTTTTGTATGTTTAGCGAGTTCATGTTCGACCTTTCTTTGTAATTCAATAGTTTCAGCAGTAATTTTTTTTAATGATCTAAGCGCAGCGTTGTACTGCCTCGCCCTGATCGTTTCCTCAGCCATTGCCGCTTTCAGCTTGGCTTTGTATTGTAATAACCTTTTCACTTCTCTCTCGCTTTCTGTAGTAACGCTTTAGCAAATTTATAAACATCGCAGTATTCATACGCCCGATCTTCAGTAAAAATAAAACTTGCTAGTTCTTCTATTTCCTTATCTGATACGTCACGCAACTTATAAAGTGGCGTCAATTCAAACATAGGGTTAGGTGGCATTTCTTTAAAAAGTACGCCACTTTCAGACATATACGCTACTGATTCAGTCATGGTTCTTCTCCTTTTGGTTATTTACTGCAATACGAACAACAACATTGACTAGGTATTCTGTGGCATTTGCTACAAAAAATATTTTGGTTCATTTCTCTCTCGCTTTCTGTAAAATTTCTCTAATACATTCAAGTTGTAACCATCCAAAATTCTCTACATCAAAATACTGGTCGTACACTTCTTTTATTTCATCTTCAGTTAACTCACGCAACTCAACTTCTTTAGATAGCCGATTAACTTCTAGCATCAACCGTGCAATCGTACCTTCGGCACTC